CTAATAAACCTTTCTTTAAGTCTCCTTCTAATAAACCTGTTGCTAAACCTGAACCAAGACCAGCACCTACTGGTCCACCAAATACACCACCTACAATACTTGCAGCAATAGGGATTGCATCACGCAAGCCAAAAGCTTCAGGCAATCCTGTTTCTGGATTGACAGTCATTTGACCCATTTGTGCTAACCCACTTAATTCAGTTGGGTTCATATGCACAAGAGTAGAGTCTCCATATCTTCCTCTAGAAGCTATGTTTTTAACTTGGCTTTGGATATTATTCATATTATTCCTCAGATGTTTCACAGCCAAATGCGTTTATACTAAGATTAGCAGTAGACGCATATGCCCTTATTTTATCAGTTTCATTAAGGGTAATGCCAATCACTAATGTATCAGTTGTATTACCACTCAATGCTTTGTCGAAAATTAAATAGTCTTTTGTTGCAGTTGCTGAACCTTCAGTAGATACAGAAATTCTGTAGGTTGCTGCACCTGAATCTCTATTAGCTATTACTATTGAACTAACAGTAGTTTGTGTAGCTGAAGGTACTGTATATAAATCTGTTTCTGTAGTAGCAGCAGGAGCTATTTGTCCTAATACTTTTAAACTATCAGACATTTCCTTTAGTACCCATTAATAAAAATTGATGACGCTTTATTGCCTTAGATAATGTAGCAGTTCTTAATGTATCTACATTAGCTAAGTCATTAAAAATATCTTGTATTATTTGTTCTATAGTTCTTCTAGTCACAAATTCGTTTTCTAATTGATACTCTGTTTCTGGTAATGGTAAAGGTGGTGATGATTTAGCTGCCATTATTTTCTCCCATCAGAACGAATATCAAATCTAGAGTCGCCTAGTCTCCAACGAAAATCTCCAGATTCATTTTCAATGCGAACAGAAACTTGTCTTGTTCTGCCTCTTGTATTTGTAAACTGTGTGCTTGGTGTTAAAGAAATAGTAGATAAAGTTGAGCGACTTTCTGCTGGATACCTTCTACCTTTCAAAGTTAAATTAACAGTATCATTAGAATTGCTAGATTCTAAAAACTCTATGTCTGGAATTACTTTGCTAATAAACATAAATGATTCTCCATCTGGGTCTAAATCAATATCTGCTGATTCTATATAGGCACTAAAATCAGAACCATCTGCAGTATTCCCAGTTTCATGGTTGTAAAGATAATTATTTTGTGTGTTATCTAATTTGCCTGTAGCTAATGGAAAGTCTAACAAAGGTGCTGGATTCCATGCAGTTCTTGTATAGCCATCTGCAGTAGTTCCAACAGTCCAAACTTTTTCCGCATAGTTATAAGTCACATACTTATCTATCTCTGTACTACTTGCAGAAGGATAAAACCAAATAACTTCATTGTGAACTTGATTATGTCCTGCAAAAATTTTAAATCTTTGTGATTTATTTATGTCGCTAAAAACATGGTCTAGCACAGTACAAGGTATTCTTTCTATATTACCTGTAGCTCTGTAAAAAGCACCATCATCCATAAAGTAAACTTGACCACCTACTGCAACTCCTGCTTTAGGTGCAATCATTCCTATTCCTCTAGCTATTTCATTAAAAGAAAAATAAAAAGGACTACCGACAAATCTCATAGAAAAAATACTTGTATCAGTAAAAACTAATGTTTCTTGTCTTGTTTGTATAGCACCAATAATTTGACTACCTGATGATAGCTTTACTCCACCTGCTGAGTTTGTAGCTGATGGTGTCCAATCAACCATATTCTCTGAGTCAGACCATCTTACAAACAAAGGGTCTACTGTACTGCTTCCAATAGGATTACAACCCAAAGCTATTAAATGTCTATCTACATCAGAAGTCATAACTTGAAAAGCAGATATAGGACAATTACTTGCACCAGCTAAAGAACTTGCTAAAACTCCTCTAGTGCCTAAACCATTTGCTTTTTGCCAGATAAATAAAGGACCACCTCTAGGTACAGCTACTAAATCTTCTCCAAAATTATCTATACTCCATAATCTTAATTGACTAAAAACAGCAACAGGACTTGTACTACCCCAAGTGCTTTGACCCCATTGTCCTGCACCCCAACCAGTTCCTGCAACAAATACATCTAGACCTGAGCCATATAAATATGTTCCAACTGTGTTTGAACCACCACCACTACCAGTATGGTCTGAAGCTTGAGCTAAAGTGACTGTATAAGTATTAGTTGTTGTAGTTTGTATTTGATATTCTTGGTTTAAAACATCAGCAGTAATATTACCACCTACAGCTACCGCACCAGAAAAAATTACATAATCTCCGGGATTTGCATTATGTGCTGTGTCATTTACTGTTAAAGATGTAGAACCATTTGCTGCTGTAAAAGTCACATCACCTGCAGCAGTTGTATTATCAACAGGTGTAATATCATAAAAAGTATTACCTTCTTGAATGTACCATTTAAAATGTGTGCCTAATGAATTGAAAGAAGCAAGAGTAGAAGTTTTATATGTATGCAATGCTCTGCAAGTTCCTAAAAAACTATTGGTTGAATTTTTAGACCAGCCTCCTATTTTTTCAGGTTTGCCAAATCTAAATCTAATTTTATCAGAGTCTCTCCAACCACCTTCATTTGCATATGAAGTTAGCTCTTTATTTATTCCGGGTCTAAATTGATATTTAACTAATGCCATTTATACTTCGTGCCAAGGCTCTCCTTGAAAAAGTAAAGCTTCTGCTTCTCTTCTTCTAACTAATCCTTGTAATACTTCTCCTCCTGCCTTGTTCCATCTTTTTATTTGATATGGAACTTCTTCATACATTTCTTTATTTAAAACTTTAAGCATAGTAGAACTAGCTAAATTTGTTGGTCCTAAGTTATATGTCCAACAAACTAAAGCATCAAATTGACATTGCTCTAAATCAACATCAACTAAATCTTCTACATAGCCTTCAAACTCTTCAAGTTCTATTTCTAAAAATGCTTCTGCTTCTTCTTTAGATATTTCCATACCTTCAAATACATCTTTAGTGTGACCCCAACCTATAGTCCAAACTCCAACACTATCTTGATAAGCTGTAAGTTCTAAGCCTTCAAATTTTTTTATAAGGGCAATACCCTCTTTAGATATTTTCATTTTCTTATTCCTCGTTGGTAGTGACTTTTCTATAGTAGACCACCACTTCTTTAAGCTCATTTATATACCTCTTAAGTTCTTGCATATTGTAAGCCATTAACTCATAGTCAGGAATTGACATAGCTACAAATACTATACGACCTTCCTCTTTTTTTACTCTTTCTAAAAACTCATCAACATTAAGCTCTGATACTACAAACCAATAGGGTTCGTTTAAATCTATCTCCCTAGGCATAACTGGTTGAGCTATGGTTCTTTTGAGAGGTTTGCTTATTACATCTACTTGTTTAGGAATCAGGCTGCAACTGTAAGCCATCATCGAGACCATCAATAATACGACTATCTGCTTCAATGCCATCAAATACTTCTTTAGTTCCATTGTTCACCCTCTTTTCTATCAACCCCGGTTTAGCTGCTGCTAGCTTGCTAAGATTGTGTCTTTTAAAAATATCAAGATACCTATTCATCTCTAGTTGGATTTCTTGATTTCTTGATTGAAGTTCTACTAATCCTCGTGTTTGCATTTCAAAATCTTGCTGCATACTTTCTATAGCTTCTTTTTGTTCTTGGTCTCTTAACTCATATGCTTTATTTAAAGATTGAAGAGAAGAATTTTGCCAATACAAAAATCCACATATAGCAACCAAAACTGATATAACTCCTAAAAGTATTTTACTCATTGACCGCACACCACAAAGATTCCATCAACTACTTGACAGTTATCATTCTTATCTACAGTTATTGTTCCTGCAGTTGCTTTGCCTTGCTTCATAATAAAATTATTTGTAGCTTCATCATAAGCTACGATTGTTTCTGTACAACCTAATAAAAATGCAAATGTAATTATTGTTAATAATATTTTTCTCATTGACTTTGTTTTATCACTATTACTGATGACCCTCCACCATT